AAGAATCAGCACTAACAGAAGCAGAACTAGAAGCTATTGAGACTTTTGGATTAAATGACCTTAAAAGTTTCTTGCCTAAAAAACCAGGTGCAGTCGAATTAGAAATAATTAAAGAAATGTTTGAAGCTAGTGTAGATGGACAACCGTATGACCTAGGTAAGTGGGGTAAATATTACAGACCATCTGGCCTTAAAGCACTAGAAACTAAGAAAGATGATGAATTAGAAAAAGCAGTATCTAATATAGAAGTTGAAGCTAAGGTAGAAGCTAAGGTAGAAGCTAAGGTAGAAGATGATATACCATTTAATGTAGAGCCTGAAGTTAAAGTTAAAGCCAAGGATACAGCGTCTAAAGCTGAAGATATTTTGGCGCAAATTAGAGCTAGACAGCAAGCGTCTACATAACTATGTATTTTAATTTAACATTCGCGAAGTCAGGAGATTCGATATTACTCGAAGCCACAGAGAATCACGATGTATTAGAACATTATGTCGAAAACTTAAATGGAATAGGAGAAAACATATTCACTACTCATGCATTAATGGGTGATAAAACTTTATATGGTGGTAATCTTACTGATTTATTAGTTAATCTAGATAAAGTAATAAAAGAAGCAAACGAGCAGTATATAGTAGAGCTTCTAGGTACGCCGATTAAAACTTACGAACTCGAAGAGTATTTAAACCAACGAGTTCTAAGTAAATTGCATGCTGATTATGTTAATCTTTTGAATAGCCCTTGGGAGGTTAAAGGTAGGGTAAAAGAATTGTTACCGGATGGGTTCGAAACAATTACTTTCGGGCATGCATTACAAGTAATAAACAAACATGAACATTTTGATCCTATTAATGCAATTATACACGCAATAGAAAGATCATACCATAGGATACCATTTGAAGTGAAAAGTAGGAATTTTATTAATATAAATAATCCATTTTCTCTAGGTAGGGCCACTAATAATATTGCAAATTTCTCTCTGTTATGGAGACAGTTAGGAAGAGCATGGATTGATAAGTTCAGGACCTTTGACTTTGAGTATGAGTTTCAAGATGCTAATAATTTCAACGAGTTGGCTGGATCTATTGAGTTAAAATTAACACCACCGGAGACAATGACGTTTAGTAACGAATATATAGCTTGGTGTAAAAAGCGTAACATTGAACCCTGTAGTAGAAATATTAACATTGGAAATATTGTGGATTTAGAGAAAAACTTAACTAATTATAGGCAAGTTATTTATCGAAACTTATTAGCGAGCAATGAGTTAACAATACAGTTAGGCAAAGGATAAACTTTGTTTTCCTTTATGTGTTATAATCAATTTCAACCTGCATAAATTGCTTGGGTATTATAAAAATGTCAAAGTATGTGAATAATTATTTAATTAAATATAATTTATGAGTGATAATGCCATTATTGTACATTTCCCCATTTACGCAGGGGGTAAATTCATAATAAACTGTTTAGCAATGAGTAAGTATTCTTTGCTGTTATCGTGCAACACAGTGGATGAACTAATAGCTGAACCAGATAATTATAACCTTAGATATAATGCCATACTTAAAACTCTGCCCCCAGTTAGTGATATGAAACAATGGGTTAGTAAGTATGAGTTTTCCGATCAACAGGCGTATGGCATTGAATATAACAATTGGAAAGAAGGGAGGGTTACATTGTTGTCCGTGATGAATGCAAACATAGTTAAGAGTGAGATGAAGTTTTTTATGTCTGCGCATTCAATTGGGTTAGTTAACATGATACAGGAGATGTGGCATGATGCTACAGTAATCTCATTGGTGAGATACGAGGAATTCCAGCAAATATCATATAAATTAAAGGGTGATACAACCAGAAGTATAGATAATGCAAATGAGGATATAATCAAGTATAATATGCTTAGGGGATATGAATGGCCAGCATGGGAAGAATTTCAGATGGCGGGATATAATGTTACCCAACTAAAATCAGAGTATCCAGAACATATATTAGATGAAATTCGGGAATTTTACCCAATTGATGATGTGAATAAACATCTAGTTTTTGATATGAGTTGCATTTTTGACAAGGATAGATTCTTGGTGTTGATGCAACGGTTGTATAAACAGCTATCATTCGACGATTTTAACAAAGATTTAATCCACAATTACTATATGCGATATATAAACCTACATAAAATAAAATAAAGGAAATAAAATGACAAAACCGTTTGATGTAAGTAAGTTTAGAAAAAGTATTACAAAATCAATTGATGGATTATCAGTGGGGTTTAATGATCCCACTGATTGGGTTAGCACAGGGAGTTATGCGTTGAACTATCTTATTAGTGGAGATTTCCACAAAGGTATTCCGCTAGGTAAAGTCACAGTTTTTGCGGGAGAATCCGGCGCTGGCAAATCGTATTTTGCATCGGGTAATATTGTAAAAAACGCACAAGATCAAGGCATTTTTGTTGTTCTTATTGATAGCGAAAATGCATTAGATGAATCGTGGCTTAAAGCACTGGGAGTAGACACTGCCGACGATAAATTACTAAAACTTAGCATGTGCATGATCGATGATGTTGCTAAGACTATCAGTGAGTTTATGGAGAGTTATAAGGCGATGGATGAAGAAGATAGACCAAAGGTATTGTTTGTGATTGATAGCCTAGGTATGCTTCTTACACCAACGGATGTTAAGCAGTTTGAAGCTGGTGATCTAAAAGGTGATTTAGGACGTAAGCCAAAGGCACTAACAGCGTTGGTAAGGAACACGGTTAATATGATTGGTGCGTATAATGTAGGTATTGTAGCAACCAACCACACCTATGCTAGTCAAGATATGTTTGACCCTGATGATAAGATCAGTGGTGGGCAAGGATTTGTGTATGCTAGTTCTATAGTGGTAGCTATGCGAAAACTTAAATTGAAGGAAGATTTGGATGGGAATAAAACGACGTCAGTGCAAGGTATTCGTGCAGCATGCAAGGTGATGAAAACGAGATATGCTAAACCATTTGAATCAGTGCACGTTAAAATCCCATATGAAACTGGCATGAATCCATACAGTGGGTTAGTTGATTTGGCAGAAAAGCAAGGATTGCTTGCCAAACGAGGCAATCGTTTGGTCTATATTAATAAAGAAACTGGGGAAGAGCTGTTGCAATTTAGAAAGGCGTGGGAAAAAAACACTGATGGGTGTTTGGATATGATAATGACGGAGATTAGTATTGGAGTGCGAGATACTGAAATAAATAACCCTACAGAAATTGTAACAGAGGAATAGAATATGAGTTTAGATTTATCATTGGAAATATGGGAAGCATTAAGACCGCATATCGCGGGTGGGTTTCAAGAAGCAGCAGATGATTTCGTTATGTTGTTGATTGAAAATGCAATTGATCCCGCCGATATCAATGCAAGCACATCAGACACCTATATTAAAAAATCACTAGTGGATCATGTGGTGGTGGAAGAATACGAAGAAGATGAAGATGCATTTGGCACGACATCATACGATGAATATGAGTAATGTGGTATTCAAAGATAACAAATGATTTATCCAATATACCTAAATTTATTGAATACTTCAATAATGAGTTAACAAATGCGAAAAAAGAAGTTAAGATAAATGGCAACGTTGAGGTGAATATTAAGGAGTTGCCAGGTATTACAGAACACCGCTTTTATCAATTGCAAGAGATAGAAGCGGTGTTAGCATACTTAGATATCCAGTTACGGCAGATTAGACGTAAATACTTCAAGAAGTATCTTGAAGGTTATAATCGTGCATTAAGTAGCAGAGATGCAGAAAAGTACGTCGATGGTGAAGATGAGGTTGTAACTTTTGAAATCCTAATGAATGACGTTGCATTATTGCGTAATCGTTGGTTAGCTATCCTAAAAGGATTAGACCAGAAAAGTTTTATGCTTGGTCATATTACCAAACTTAGAACAGCAGGAATGGAGGATGTTACCGTATAATGTTTACATCAGCAGAAGAAAGCCATAACCATAGCTTAGAAGTATTGAACTTGTTATACCAATACAATGATTTTATGGATAGTGTTAGTTCATTGTGTGATATGGGATGTGGTACTGGTGCTGACCTAGAGTGGTGGGCAACTAGAATGGCAGAAGATGATAATGAAAATTATATCCCATTGGAAATAAATTGCACAGGTATTGATACATTAGATCATATTAATATATCTGAAAAATATGATAATATTGAATATATTACAGCAGATTTCGAAAAATATATAACTAATACAAAGTATGATATTATTTGGAGTCATGATAGTTTCCAATATGCATTAAACCCAATTCAGACATTAAAGAATTGGAATAGTATGTTGGATGAGAGTGGTATGCTAGTGTTAATATTGCCACAGACTGTTAATATTGAATATAATAGACAGCAAATCTCATTGCAAAATAACCAATTCTATCATCATTCATTGGTAAGTCTTATTCATATGTTAGTTATTAATGGGTTTGATTGTAAAACTGGGTTCTTTAATAAACAGATCGATGATCATTGGATTAGTATCGTGGTTTATAAGAGTGATATTGCACCGTTATATCCTGGATTGCCGAATTGGTATGAATTAGCCGAAACTGGTTTATTGCCTGTGTCTGCTGTAAATGGAATCAATGAACGAGGATA